ACAGCTGGGCATATTTGGTCGGATCGTCTTTTCTTAGGGTCAGCAGCTCATTTTCGGGCACCTCGCTGAGTTTGGTGTACTCCTTGGCCGGTGCTGCGCCACCCGGTGCACTTTCTCGTTTAAGGTTGATTACTTCCGTAGGCTTCTGCTGCGGTGCCATAAGCTTAAGCGTGTCGGTCAGGTTCTGCAACCCGGCTGACTTGCCCAGGGTGATAAAGTGGTCGCGGTTCTCTGCCAGAATACGCCTTTCGGCGATGGCTGCGTCCACGGCTGACGTAACCGCCGCCAGCTGGATGGTTTCTGCCTGGTCGGCTCTCTCTTTGAGCAGACGCAGACTTGCCAGCGCCTGCTCCTCGGTCGCTGTTTCAGGCAGGCCGAGCAGGATTAAAAATTCCTTGTTCATTTGGTTTTGTTTTATTGATTTATTGTTTTGTTCCTCGCCGGGGGCGGGGTCGTTCTTTTCAAGTTTGAGCATGGGGAGGTTCGGGTGTTCTTCTCCGGCTGAAAGGGTCAGCAGTTGGCCGGAAGCGTACAACTGCAAGGCTTCATCATTACTGCCCATATCAACGATACTGACTTCAACCAGACGGCTGCGGGTTACAGTGGCACGGGTCTGGCCGTCCAATACCAGGGCGGGGTCGTCGCTTACTTCCAAAGGTTCAAGACCTGCGGAAGCCATGCGCAAAAATCCGTTTTCCCACTTGCTCTCCACCTGCTTGGCAAAAGGGTCGTTCTGGTCAAATACCGGGGTGCCTATCAGTTTGGCACCGTCGCGGCGCAGGTTCTCGATTCTGCCGATGGGGCCTGCTGTTCCCTGGTAGTTCCTGCGGTGCATCCACAGCAGTATAGGGTTGCGCTTGAACTGCTCCAGGTCTATACCGTCGGTCAGTATGCGCGTGCCGTATGAGTTTACGGCTTCAGTGGATATTATTACTTCTTTCATTCGTCAAAAAAATAAAGCCGGCGGCCCGCGTAACGCCGCAATGGTGATGGAGGGTGGTATGCGCTCGGGGCACCGGCTTGTTAATCAATCTTTATTACCTTACCTGATTGTTGTTGCGGAGGCGGGAGTCGAACCCGCGACCTTTGGGGAATGAGCCCAACGAGCTGCCTCTGCTCTACTCCGCGATGTCGTTCAATGCTGCAAAATTGCAACTACTTTAACCCATGGCAAAAAAGGGTGTGAACTCTTTACACTCTTTTTTATGATACCCTGATTTTAGGCCAATTTTGCAGCATGAAAGCGCGCCCGCAATGGGTGCGCTAATCGTTATAAATCATCTTTAAACATGAATGGCAACTAAAAAGGAACTGGAAAAAATGCGTGAGCACGCACGCCTCCTCTTCATGCAAGGGGAACCGCAAAAGGTCATAGCCGAAAAGGTGGGCGTATCTGCACAGACGATTACAAAATGGGTAAATGACGGAGACTGGCAGGCGGCACGCTCTGCGGCTAACATTACACGGCCGGAACTTGTAAACAAAATTTTGAAAAGTATAGATGTATTGGTCGAGGACCTTGTAAACGAGCCAAGCCCGGAAAAGACGGCGGCAGCAGCGGATAAACTGGTGAAGTTTGCCGCTACCATTGAAAGACTGGATAAGAAAACGTCCGTAGTAGATATTATAGAGGTCTTTATGGCTTTCAGCAAATGGCTGCAATATCGTATGAGCTTCGACCCGAATGTAACCCCCGAACTGATACAGACAATAAACAAATATCATGACCTGTTCATTTCCGAACAGCTCCAAAAAGGTTTTTAATCTATGACAACAAAAGCGGAATTACTTAAGGCTCAAGAAAAGTGGAAACAGCACTGTGAAACGGTACAGGCTGCAACGGCCGTTAATATCAACGAAACGGAAGCGCAGCGTCTGGCACGTATCAGGAATTTACGCGCAGACTATGCCGCTTTTGTGGACTACTACTTCCCGCACTGGACCGTAAACCCGGAAACAGGCAAATCAACGCCTTGCGCCCCGTTCCATATTGCAGCCGCTAACAAAATTCTAAAAAACAGAAACCTTAAAGCGGCTTTCCAATGGCACCGCGGGGCTGCAAAATCCACCAACATGGACGTATTTGTCCCCATGTGGCTGATGATTCAGGAACGAAGAGAAATTAACGTCATGGTACTGGTTGGCAAATCTGAGGAGAACGCCAAAACCCTGCTCGGGGACATTCAGGCGGAATTACAATATAACCAGCGGTACATACACGACTTTGGCGAACAGTATAACGTAGGATCCTGGGAAGAGGGCGAATTTGTGACACGCTCGGAAGTGGCGTTTTTTGCCCGTGGGCGCGGACAGTCACCGCGTGGTCTGCGCTATCGCTCGCACCGTCCGGACTACGTCATTATTGACGACCTCGACGATGACGAACTGGTGGAAAGTCCGGCACG